CCGCATGACCCCCGGCGCCCGCCTCGTGAGTTTCGGCACGCGCCCGAGCAAGTACCGGGCGATCCGCACCACGGTCGACGGCATCGCGTTTGCGAGCAAGGCCGAGGCGGCGAGGTACTCGGAATTGAAGCTCTTGCTCGGGGCCGGGCGCGTGCGTAACCTCGAGCTGCAGCCGGTGTTCCAGATCGTCGTGAACGGCGTGCGCGTGGGCAAGTACCTCGCCGACTTCCGCTACGAGATCCGCGAGGGGTCCGGCTGGCGGACGGTGGTCGAGGACGTGAAGGGCGTTGAAACGGCGCTGTACAGGCTGAAGGCGAAGCTCGTCAGGGCGCTCTACGGCGTCGAAATCGTGCTGGTGCGTAGGGGAGGGTAGGCAATGAGGCGATCGTCGATTCTAGGGGCCTTCTCGCAAGCCGCAGGGGTATCGGCGGGTCAGCCTCGCCGGTAGAAAACGCGAGGTATCGCCATGCCCGGCCCAGGAAAGCCGTTTGCGAAGGGGAACCCCGGCCGACCGAAGGGCGCGACCAACCTCGTCACGCGCACGGTCAAGGAGCTGGTGGCCGGGGCCGTCGATGCCGCGCAGCGCGACCCGGCGCATCCGGCGAACCTGGCGAATTTCGCGGTGACGCACCCGAAGGAGTTCTGGCAGGTGGCCTCGAAGTTGATCCCCGAGGAGATCAAGGCGACGCTCGCGGGGCAGGTGCGCTACGAGGTCGGCGTGGTGGTGGAGGCGATGGGCGGGGGCAAGCCCGAGGAGCCGCCGAAAGGGTAGCACTTGCGCCCGCCGTCCTGGTGGGTAGAATCCGCGCGAAATAACGACAACCGGCGCGGATAGAGGGTGAGGGGCCATGCTTGGCCGAGTCCGTCGCCCGCATCGAATTCGCGCTGCACCCCCGGCAATCGGAGGTGCTGCGCTCGACCGCGACCGAGATCCTCTACGGCGGCGCGGCCGGTGGCGGCAAGAGCCACGTCCTGCGCGTGCTCTCGATCCTGTGGGCGTTCGCGTTCCCCGGCCTGCAGATCTACCTTTTTCGCCGGATCTCCGATGACCTGGTGAAAAACCACGTCGAGGGGCCGACCGGCTACCGGGCGCTCCTCGCGCCGTGGGTCGAGTCCGGCGGCGTGGAGATCGTCGAGGGCGAGATCCGCTTCAAGTTCAACGGCTCGCGGATCTTCCTCTGCCACGTGCACGACCCCCGCGACCGCTACAAGTACCAGGGCGCGGAGATCCACGTCCTGCTCATGGACGAGCTGACGCACTTCCCCGAGGAGGTCTACCGCTTCCTGCGCTCGCGGGTGCGCCTCACCGGGATCACGCTCCCGCCCGAGGTCGCCGGCCGCTTCCCCCGCATCGTGTGCGCGTCGAACCCCGGCAACATCGGGCATGCGTGGGTGAAGCGCACCTGGATCGACCCCGTGGAGCCCATGCGCCAATGGCGCGCGCCCGACGAGGAGGGCGGGATGCTGCGCCAGTTCATCCCGGCGCGGCTCGCGGACAACCCGTCTCTCATGGCGACCGATCCCACCTACCTCCAGCGGCTGCGAGGCCTGGGCTCCGAGGCGCTGGTGAAGGCGATGGAATCGGGCGACTGGAACGTGGTCGAGGGCGCCTACTTCTCCTGCTGGCGCACCGAGCGACACGTGGTCGAGCCCTTCGAGATCCCCGCGCATTGGACGCGCTTCCGGTCCTTCGACTGGGGTAGCGCCAAGCCCTTTTCCCTCGGCTGGTGGGCGGTCGCCTCCGAGGACACCGACGCGGGCTACGCGGTGATCCCGCGCGGCGCGTTGGTGCGCTACCGCGAATACTACGGTGCGGCGGGCCCCGACGTGGGGCTCAAGCTCGACGCCCCCGAGGTCGCGCGGCGCATCCTGGCGCGGCAGGCGAAGGGCGAGTCGTTCGCCTACTCCGTGGCCGATCCCGCGATATTCAAGGTTGACGGCGGGCCGAGCATCGCGGAGACGATGGCGAAGGCGACCAACGGGGCGCTCGTGTTCCGGCCGGCCGACAACTCGCGGGTGAACGGCTGGGCGCAGCTGCGCGCGCGGCTCGAAGGCGACGGCGACGGCCGCCCGATGATCTACACGTTCTCGACCTGCCTCGACTCGATCCGCACGATCCCCGCGCTCATGCACGACGAGCACAAGCCGGAGGACGTGGACACGGATTCTGAGGACCATTGCTTCGCGGCCGGGACGCTGGTGCAGACGCCACGCGGGCCGGTTGCCATCGAGGCGCTGCCGGAGTTCGGTGAGGTGCAGACGCGGCGCGGCCCGATGCGATACCGGGGCGCCCGAATGACGCGCGGGCACGCGCGGACGGTAAAGCTGTTCTTTTCGGATGGCGGCGTGGTCGTGTGCACGCCTGACCATCGTTTCATCACGGAGAGCGGATGGAAGCGAGCGAGCGAGTTGAAGGGGGAGACGATTCCCCTGTGGTCCTGTCGGCAACCGTGCAGGAGTTCCGCGGCGAGCGCTACTACCGGTGCGGCTGGTATTTCCAGCGCAAGGGTCGGCGCCTTCATCGCGTGGTGTGGGAGAGCGCTCACGGGCCGATTCCTCCCGGCTGGCATGTGCATCACGCCGACGGGGACCGCTGCAATAACGCCCTCGGGAACCTTCGCCTCCTGCCCGCCCGCGATCACCTGTCGCACCACCAACGCGAGCGCGGGCCAACCGAGATCGGGGACGCCGCGAGGCTTGCCGCGGCGAAATGGCACGGCTCGGACGCCGGCAAGCGCTGGCACGCCGAGCATTTTGAGCGCCATTGCCGCGCGGCTGTCGAGGCTCGCGAGGAGCGCCGCTGCCAGCATTGCGGAGGCCTGTTCCTGGGCGCGGTCAGCCAGCGCGCCAACGGCAAGTGGTGCGGGCCGAATTGCAAGGCGCGTGCGCTGCGTAGGCGTCGTGCCGATGCCGGGCGAGCGGCCGGTCTACTGCCTGACGGTGCCTGACTGCGGGGAGTTCCTGCTCGCGTCCGGCGCTGCCGTCTCCAACTGCGCCGACGACTGGCGTTACGGCTGCATGTCCCGCCCGTGGACGCGCCCCGCGCCGCGGCCGGTCGCGCGCGAGGTCACCTACACCCTGCCCACCCTGGGCGAGATCACGAAAAGGCACGCTGACAAATGGCGCAATCGGACGACCGAGCGTATCTGATCGCGGGCAAGGGCGACGGCGCGAAGAAGCCCGCCGGCAAGGGCGCCGAGTGGTGGCTGGGCGAGATCGCCCGCTCCCGGAAGCTCTGGAAGGGCTACCGCGAGCGCGCGCAGAAGGTGATCGACCGCTACCGCGACGAGCGCGAGGACTTCGACACCGGCGCGCGCGTGCGCTTCAACATCCTGTATTCCAACGTCGAGACCTTGCGCCCGGCGATCTACTCGCAGCTGCCGAACCCGGATGTTCGCCGGCGCTTCCTCGCCTCCGACCCTGTGGGGCGGATCGGCGCGGACGTGCTGAACAAGGGCCTCACGGTGTCCAACGAGCGCGACCTCGAGCCCACGCTCGGCGCGTGCGTGCAGGACTACGTGCTGCCAGGCTTCGCGGTGGCGCGCGTGCGATACGCCCCGGTGATCGAGGGCGGAGCGATCGTGGACGAGGACGTGCCGACGGAGTACGTCGCGTGGAACCGCTTCGCCATGTCGCGCTCGCCCACTTGGGAGCGCGTGTGGTGGGTCGCCTTCATGGAGGAGCTGACCCGCGATGAGTTCACGGCCGCGTTCGGCGAAAAGGCGCTGGCATTGGTCTCGTTCGCGCACGTTTCCGACGGCGACGAGAAGTCGCAGGACGGCGACGAGAGGAGCGGCGGCAAGGCGCGGGTGTGGGAGGTGTGGAACAAGCGCGCCCGCGAGCGCTTCTTCGTGGCCGAGGGCTCGCGCGGGTTCGTGCGCGATCCTGAGTCCGACCCCCTGCGGCTGGAGGGCTTCTTCCCGTGCGCGCGCCCGATGTGGGCCATCGAGACGCCGGGGAACCTCGTTCCGGTGCCGGAGTATCTCGAATACCAGGACCTCGCGATCGAGCTGGACGACGTGACGCAGCGC